GTTTCCCAGTCACGATCGAGGGGAGGAGGGATTTTATGAATGGTAGACTAACACCGAGACAATTAAGTTTCGCAAGGTTGGTTGCTGACGGGATGTTAGACACCGATGCCGTTATTGAGGCAGGTTATTCACCAGTTAGTAAAAAACAAACTCTTTTAAAATTAAGAAATAGTAATAGAGTTCAGAATCAGATTAATTATTATAAGTCAGTTGATACTAATACAGATATAGCTGATAAAACAGCCCGCGAGAAATTTTGGACTTCTGTAATGAACAATCCAGCATGCTCTGATGGAGTTAGGTTGAAAGCATCTGAGTATTTAGGTAGAGCACAAGGAGACTTTATTAATAATAGTAAGGTTGAACACACTAATGGTGGGACACCAATAGTTGTTGTGCCAGAAAGCTCACCAAAAGAGTGGGAAGAATACTGGGAGAAACAGAATGCCTGATAATGTTATTTGGATGCCACAACCTGGCTCACAAACAGCTTTTGTGACATGTCCTTATTGGGAAGTATTATACGAAGGAACCCGTGGCCCAGGTAAAACAGATGGCTTAATCATAGACTTCTTACTAGGTGTTGGTAAAGGTTATGGTGCTGCTTATAGAGGTATTTTATTTAGAGAAAGTTTCCCACAATTATCTGATGTAATCAGTAGAACTAAGAAATACTTTACACAGCTATTCCCTGATGCTAAGTATTTAGGCTCCAATGGTGTGAATAAGTGGGTCTTCCCTGATGGTGAAGAACTGCTATTCAGACACATGAAAAGAGCTGATGATTATTGGAACTACCACGGTCACGAATATCCATGGATTGGTTGGGAAGAACTCACTAACTGGCCTACTATGGAGTGTTATGATAGTATGAAGGCATGTAATAGATGTAGTGTTGTGGGAGTACCAATTAAGTATAGATCTACATGTAACCCATGGGGTGCTGGACATGGTTGGGTTAAACAGTATTTTATAGACCCAGGGCCTCCTATGACTAAGATTTATAATGAGGCTGGCCAGATACGAATGAGGATACACGGTAATATTAAAGAAAATAGAATACTATTAAATGCCCAACCAGAGTATATGGACAATCTAAATAGTATTGAGAATGTACAAAAGAGAAAAGCTTGGTTAGACGGTTCTTGGGACATTGCAGCAGGTGGATTCTTCGATGGTATTTGGGACCCTAGCAAACATATTATTAAACCATTTAAGATACCAAGCACTTGGAAGTATATAGTAGGATTTGATTGGGGTAGTCAAAAACCAGCTTCTATGGGTATTTGGGCTAAAAGTGATGGTTCAGTATTACCTGATGGTAGAAGATATCCAAGAGGCTCTATTATACGAGTTAATGAGTGGTATATGTGTGAAAAAGATAATAGAGGTATGACTATAGCTGATAAAGGTTTAAGACTAACCAATGAGCAAATGGCTGAGGGTATTTGGGAAAGAACTAAAGATTTAGATATTAAACAGTGGGTAGCTGATCCAAGTATATTTAGGGATCAATCTGGACCAAGTATATCCAAACAATTTAATAAGATAAGGCGGTTACCTTTTAAGCCCGCCGACAACGAAAGAATACCAGGCTGGCAATCAATGATAACTCTTATGAGTGAGGCAGCTAAAGAAGAACCTGAAAATCCAGGACTGTGGGTATTTGATACCTGTAGAGAGTGGATAAGAACAGTGCCAACATTGATGAGAGATGATAAAAATATAGAAGATATAGCAACTGACACAGAAGACCATATCGCTGATGAAACAAGGTATGTGTGTCAGACAGTAAGGGCACCGATGAAAACTATGGAGCTATTACTTTAATACTAGGAGGATATATGGTTAATATTATACAAAATAAGTCAGGAACTGTCGATAGTACTAGTGATATCTATGATGTTATGAATGAGAATTGGCAGCTACCTGTAACATTAATGGGTGGTGAGAAGGCCATGCGGGAAGCAGGCCGTTTATACTTACCCAAAGAACCTAAAGAAAGTGATGCTATGTATACCAATAGGTTACTTCGTAGCACACTCAAGAATTATTACTCGTGGGCAGTAGAAAACCATACTGGCAGAGTATTTAAAAGCCCCATAGTAATTAGTGATGATACTGATGAAACTATTAAGAAGTATAATAAAGATTTAGATCTACAAGGTAATGATGTTAATGCTTTTTATAGGGCGGTATTTAAAGACATGCTTATTAAAGGTATTAGTTATGTGTATGTTGATTTTCCCCGCACAATGGCAGATATGTCATTAGCAGATGAAGTCCAAGCTAACCTTAGACCTTACTGTATTCATATTAAAGCAGAGCAGGTAATCAGTGCTGTGCCTGGTATAGTAAATGGTCGTGTAGTGCTTATTAGAGCACATATTAGAGAGGTTGTTACTGCTCCTTATGGTGAGTGGGGAACTACTACTTATGAGCAAATTAGAGTGCTTTATCCTGGGTATTGGGAACTGTATAGACAGAATACTAAATCAAATTCATGGGAAATTGTTGATGCTGGTGAAACAAGTTTAGATTATATACCATTAGTTCCATTGTATGGTAATAAATTTGGTTTCTTTGCTGCAGAAAGCCCGCTCCAAAATTTAGCATATCTTAATAGAGCACATTGGCAGTCAATGTCAGACCAGATGAATATTACACATGTGGCACGAGTGCCTATACTATATGGAACTGGTTTTGATGAAGATGATGGCTTAACTGTTGGCACTAACAATGCTGTTATGGGTCCTGAAGGTAGTGCTTTAGCTTTTGTAGAACATAGTGGTAAAGCCATTGAAGCTGGTATGACTGAGCTTAAAGATTTAGAAGACAGAATGATGCTAGAGAGTTTGGAACTACTTAGTGAAAGTAATACTGAAACAGCTACTTCAAGAAGTTTAGATATTTCTGATATTAACTGCTCACTACAAACACTAGCTATGAAGCTACAAGAAGTAATTAATAGAGTTAATACTATTATGGCTGACTGGGATGGTATAGTTAATAATGGTATTGTTATGGTTAGTACTGATTTTGGATTACAACTTAGAGATGGATCTGAAAGCAACATCTTACTCAAGATGAGACAAAATAAAAGCCTTTCACTGCCGGCATTTCAAAAAGAGATGAAGCGGAGAAGGATTTTAGCCGCCGATTTTGACATCGAAGAGGATATCCGTTTGTTAGAGGAAGAGGCTAAGAAACAAGCATTACCAAGTGAACAACCTTATGTAGATGAGAATGGTAAACAAATAGTCGGTGATGAGAATGCTGAAGACCTCGACACTGGCAAACCAAGAGTTGAATAAATAAGCACCTAAAGTGTGCTCAATATCGGGAGGATATTAATTATGGCATTAGAAGAGATTGTAGATAGTTTGGATGGGATAGATGATAGATATAAGGACCTTTATGTTGAAAACGAAGACGGGAAGTTTGAAGTTAACATAGGTGGGCTGAAGTCAGCATTAACAAAAGAGAGGGCTGCTAAAAAAGCACTTGAAAAGAAACTCACTTCATTCAATACTGGCGATGACCCAGATATTGAAACACTGAAGGGTGAATTAACTAAAGCAAAAGACACTATTAACAACATGACTATTAGAGGCAAAATCAAGAGTTCAGCTATTAAAGCTGGCATTGATCCAGAGTATGTAGATGATGTAATTATATTAACTCAGGGTAATTTCAAAATCGATGAAACTGGTGACATAGTTTGTGTTGATAAAGCTGGTGAAATCACAGGTAAATCTGTGGATGCTTTTTTCAAGACTGATTTTATTAAAGCTAAACCTCGTTATTTTGTTGGTTCAGGAAGGACCGGCTCTGGCTCACATGGATCAGACATCATCCCAACCTCACTAGAGGGAAGAATTAACAAAGCAATTAAAGACGGCAACTTCGCAGAAGTCGTTAAACTTAAACAAAGTAAAATTAATAATTTAAAATAAAAGGAGATTTATATTATGGCAACAGCTTCTACTGAAACTTTTCCGCAGTATGCGGGAGAACTTTTTCTTTTAGGGAATGCTAACACTCCCTTCCAGGCAGCTCTCGGGTCCAGTGCCCGTTTAGTATCTAACTTTGATTTCGCACTTAGTTCTTCTTGGACTATTGCTTCTGGTACACAGCAGGCTATTTCTGAAACTGCTGCTCTTTCACAGGGCACTCCAGTTAACTATACTCGTGATCAGGATGTAAATTCATGCCAAATCGTTAAGTATAGTGTAATGACAACTTACAAAATGCTTAGTTCTTATAACAAAGTCATTGGTAACTCTAGTGATTATGGCTCCATTGATGGTATTAATACCATCGATAATGTACATAATCATAATACTATGGCTACCTTGAAACAGATTTACACTGACTTGAACTACAGCTCTTGGAATGGCTCTTATGTTCGTTCTACCGGTGCTGGTGTAGCAGCTCAAACTAGAGGCTTGGTTGAGGCTATTACTACTCACAATACTACCATCAGTGGTGTATCTACACTTACTAAAGCTGAGATTGATAATCACCTGGCTTCTATGGCTGATGCTGGTGTTGACCTGTCTGGTATCGTAATTTGGGTTGGTTCTGCCGCAAAGATTAAGATTTCTGATTTGTATAGTTTGAACCTTCAGAATGCACCTAGAGACCGTAAGGTTGGTGGTATTAATATTCAATCCCTTGTAACCGACTTTGGTGAGTTTGGTATTGCTTATGATGCCCATGTTCCTGCAAATAGTGTATATTTTATTAATATGCCTTTCGTATCTAATGTATGGTGTCCGGTTCCTGAAAAGGGTGGACTCTTCTACGAAGAGAAAGCTACGGCTGGTGCGGCTCGCAGCGGACTCCTTTACGGTCAGTGGGGGTTGGATTACGGTGCTGAAGAAATGCATGGTGTAATGAAGACTGCTTAATTAATACTTGACATATCTTAATTAAGTATTATAATGGGGGACAGCTTAGGTTGTTCCCCATTTTTATTAGGAGGTGTATGTGAGTGTAGCAAAAGATTTAACAGGTGAAAAATTTGGTGAGTGGGTAGTGCTAAAGAGAGTAGAAAATGATGGTGGTAGAAATTCTAGGTGGTTGTGTAGGTGTAGTTGTGGAAATGAGAGAGTTGTTTATGGCACTACATTAATTAAAAATAAAACAAAATCCTGCGGTTGTTTAAGAAGTATTAGAAAAGATTTAACAGGTAAAGTATTTAATAAATGGACAGTATTATATAGAGATATTAATAAAAATAATAAAGTTATATGGTTTTGTAGGTGTGAGTGTGGTTATGAAAAAGGAGTTATTGCTGGTGATTTAATGAATGGTAAGTCGTCTTGCTGTGAAAAATGTTCACACAAATTAAGAAGTAAAGAAAATCATCCAAGATGGAATCAAAACCTAACTGATGATGAAAGAGTATTAAATAGAAGATATCCAGAATACA